CTTTTTAATAACGGAAGAGTTCCAAAATTACATTACTGAAAATTCAACGGTTAAAGTAATTACTTTGGATGTACAAAACACGTTAACAGACGGAAGTACAGTTGACCAAATAATAGAAATATTACAACAATGATAAAAGAAATAATTAATATGCTAAAACTAAGCGAACATGTTGGGGTTAGCGAAAACATTGAAATAGCCAAAGGAAAACACGAGTTAAAAGATTCGGTTAGGGATATTTGGAAACAATCATTTAGAGAATTTAAAGTAAAGCGCAATGGCAGAAAAAAGGGTAATTGAGTTAGAAATACAAGACAATAGTAAAACACTTAAACAACAGTACAAAGAAGCGGTTGTTGAATTACAACGTGTTGCAGCTGCCTATGGTGAAACGTCGCAACAAGCAGCAGAAGCAGCAAGAAAAGCAGCAGGTTTAAAAGACCAAATCGAAGATACAAACGATTTACTTTCCACCTATAAAGGAGAAGGTACATTTATAGCAATGGGTAAGGCTATGACTGCTGTCGCAAGTGGATTTAGTGCAATTGAAGGGGGTCTTGGTTTAGTAGGAGTAGAATCCGAAAAGCTACAAGAAACAATGCTTCGTGTTCAATCTGCTATGGCTTTGGCTCAAGGTCTTGAAGGATTGGAAGATGCTGGGCGAGCATTTTCAGCATTACAAGGAAAAGTTGGTAATATGGTTACTAAAGCAGTTGCTGGATTTAAAGCCATGACTGGAGCAAGTAAAGCATTTTTATTAACTGGTATTGGATTATTAATTGCAGCAGTTGGTATACTAATTGCTAATATGGATAAATTGCAAGATGTTTTTTCTACTACATTAGGTAAAGCAAAAGAATTTGAAAAGACAACAAGTGAACAAGCCGAAACAGCACGTAGAGCAGTTGAAAATTTTGCTGAATACGAACGAACGTTGAAAAGATTAGGGTATACAGAAGATGAGATTAATACTAAAAGGAAAAAAAGATTTAAAGATGCAATAGAACGCACCAAGGCAGAAATCGAAGCAAGTAAAAAAGTATACGAAGAGCAATTAAAAAATCTTAAAACAGTTAATACTTTTGATAAACTCGGGTTGAATGCTACGGGTAGAATGCTATTTGGAGATGAAGAAACTGCAAAAGATCAACGTAAAAAAGTATCTGAATTAAGAGATCAATTAGCAAAATTAAAAAATGATGAATTTCAATTTGAAGAAGATATAAAAGCTAAAAAGAAACAAGCTGCGGAAGAAGAAAAACAAAGACAACAAGAATTAATTGATAAAGAGAAAGAAAAAAGAAAAGCTATTCAAGATAGAATTAACGATGAACTTGCGCAAATAAAACAAAATAATAAACAAGCATTAGCAGAAAATCAAGCTCGATTAAGAACTGAACAAGAAAACGAAGAATTTGCAGTTAATGAAAAATATAACGCACAAATAGCACTTGCTAAAAAATACGGAAAAGATACAACCCAACTTGAATTAGCACAGGCAAATGAAATTAACGAAATACGTTTAAAATATCAACAAGAAGAATATGCAAAGGCAGAAGAATTAAGGCAAAAAGAACTTGCTGCAATTAAAGAAGCAAATCGTTTAAAGATTGAAGCTGAAAATGAGTTTCAATCTAAAATTGAAGAAATAGACGAAGCTAATTTTCAAGCTCGTTTACAAAAGTCAATGACCGAAGACGAGTATGCATTGGAGTTAGTACGTCAAAAATACTTTGCACTTGAGGAAGCGGCAAAAGGCAACGCAGAACAATTAGCAATTATTGAAGCTGCAAAAGCCTTAGAGATTGAAGCTATTGATAAAAAAAGCAAAGAAAAACAAATAGCAGCGGAAAACGAACTTAGACAAAAACGATTACAATTAGCAGGGCAAGCATTTACGGCGATAGGCGATATTATTGGTTCATTTACAGCTAAAAATGATAAAGACGCACGCAAACAATTTGAAATACAAAAGGCTTTTAATTTAGCCGCTGCGGTTACGAACACGGCAATGGCGGTTACGGGTGCTTTAACAGCAGGTGGTAACCCTATTAAATTAGCAACTGGAACACAATTTGTAGAAGCAGGAATTGCTGCTGCTGTTGGTGCTGCTAATATTATAAAAATCGCATCTTCTAAATTTGGCAGTGGTGCTTCGGGCGGTAGTGGTGGTGGTTCTCCTGCTGGTGGAGGTGGTGGTGGAATGGTTCAATCGCCTAATTTTAGTATTATAGGAAGTTCGGGAGTTAATCAATTAGCACAATTACAACAACAGCCAGTACAAGCTTATGTAGTTAGCGGTGAAGTAACAAGCCAACAAGCCTTAGATAGAAATAGGCTACAAAATGCAACATTATAACGTTTAAAGAATATGGAAAAGCCAAAAATAATCGAGTTAATAATTGACGAGAACGATTTACAAACAGGAATCCACGCAGTATCGGTAGTTCATTCACCTGCAATTGAGGAAAACTTTATAGCCCTTTCAAAACACGAAATAGAACTTAAAGAAGTTGACGCTGAAAAAAAAATCTTAATGGGTGCTGCCTTAGTTCCTAACAAACAAATTTTAAGAGCGGATAAAGACGGAAACGGATATTACATTTATTTCAGCGAGGGCACTATTAAAAAGGCTTCTGAGTTGTTCTTAATGCGTTCTAATCAAAACAACGCTACTTTAGAACACAAAGAAAAGTTAAACGGAATGAGTGTTGTTGAAAGTTGGGTAATTGATAATCCTAAAATGGATAAATCTAAAGAGTACGGTTTTAACCTACCTAAAGGAACTTGGATGATTTCAATGAAAGTAAACAACGAAGATATTTGGAACGATGTTAAAGCAGGCAAGGTAAAAGGCTTTTCAATAGAGGGTTACTTCGCTGATAAATACGAAATGAGCCAAGAGAAAGTCGAAAAACAAGAAATAATTAATAAACTAAAAGAATTACTAAAATGAACAAGTTAAACAGCATATTTAAAAAAGTAGCGGAATTAGAAAAAAACGCAAACGAGGTTAAGTTATCAAAAGTACAAGTTGAATTAGGCTTATTGCAAGATATTGAAAAAGAATTAATAACGGCAAATGCAGGGGCAATAAAAGCGATTGATTTAGCAAACGCAGCTAAAAAACCTGCTGAAACTGCATTAAATGCAAATAAAGAATTGCTTGTTAAATTTCAAAATTTTGTTAAGCAAATGAAAGATTTAGGTATAGAAAGCCCACAAAGAGAAGTGGAAAATGGAATAGTTCGAATAAAAGAAAATATAAAGGCTATTGAAAACCTTATAGGAAATTTAGCTAAAATTTAAAATAAATTAAAATGGCAGAAAGAACAGTTAGCAAAGCAAGTCCAAAAGGCGGCAGACGTGGTTGCCTATGTGAAGACGGAACTTATAACAAAAAATGTTGTGACGGAAGTTTACACGCTCAAGGAATAGGTAAAACAGCGAGTGTAACACCTCAAAATGTAACGGCAACGGAAAACAACGGAGTAAGGGTTACAATACGTCAAAACGGATAAAAAAGGTAACAGAATAATAATTTAAAACGTTTAAGAAATATGAACACGAGAAAAACAGTTTACGACAAGTTGTTTACCGAAAAGGTAGAGTTAGCAAAACACGAAGTTGAGTTAGCTTCTATTGATGAAATTCAAAATAGATATAGCGAGTTATATAAAAAACATTTTGGTAAAGCAAGTAATTTAATTTCCGAAGCAAAAAACGAGTTGAGAACATTTATTGATGAAATGGAAAGTTTATCAAAAGAAGGGGTTGATATTGCTAAAAAAGCCAAAGACTTAGGAATAAATGTTGAGTCAATTCCAAATTATAATGATGTTATGAAAAGAATAGCAAGAGATAAAATGCAAGCTATGGAAGATTTAACAAAAACTTTAGCTAAATATAGATAATAAATAAAAACAAAAATGAATACAAATCAAATCTTAAACAAAGTTCGAGTTCTTTTAGGAATGGAAGTGAAGTTAGAACAAATGAAATTAATGGACGGTGTAACAGTTATAGAAGCTGAGTCATTCGAGCCTGAAATGGAAGTTTTCGTAGTTACGGAAGATGACCAAAAAATACCTGTTCCAGTTGGAGAATACGAAATGGAAGACGGACGTATCTTAGTCGTAGAGGTTGAGGGTATCGTTAAGGAAGTGAAAGAGAAAATGGAAGAAGAACCAGCAATGGAAGAAGAACCAACCGTAGAAGTAGAGGTTGAAGCTAACGAAACAACAGCACCTGCGCCAAAGAAAACTATTGAAAGCGTAGTTAAAGAATCTTTCTTTTCAGAAATCGAAGCATTGAAAACTGAAAACGAAACTTTGAAAGCTGAATTGAGCGCATTGAAAACAAAAGAAGTAGAACTAAGCGAAGTTAAAGAAGAGCCGAAGCCTATTTCGTTCAATCCTGAAAATGTAAATCCTGTTGAAATTACTAAAATAGCTTCAAAAAGAGGACGCACAATTATGGATTCTGTAATGAGTAAAATAAACAAATAATAATTTAAAAACAAAAAAAAATGAGTACAACATTAGTTTCTATTTCGAATGACCCACTACGTCAATTGAATGTAGTTGAAAACATTACGGGAGCAATTACTTTGGACGCTGAGGATTCAGGCAAAGTATTTATTCTAAAAGCTGCAACAGGAGCGCAAATAACACTTCCTGCGGTTGCTTCATCTGCTGGACAAAACTACCGATTTATCGTTGGTCAATTGTTCGCTACAACTGCTTGGACTATTAAAGCAGCTTCAAACGTTATCCAAGGTGGTGTTAATGTTAATAGCGTTAACGTACCAGGAGCTGACGAAAACACGATTACATTCGCACACGCTGCTGACACAGTAGGTGATTATGTTGATTTAGTTTGTGACGGAACAAACTGGTATGTTTCAGGACTTGGAACTGCATCGGGTGCAATTACTTTAACCGTAGTTTAATATTTAAAAAATTTATAAAATGAGTACAACAAGTTCAATTACTACTACTTACGCTGGCGAGTTCGCAGGTAAGTACATCGCTGCAGCTTTATTAAGCGCACCAACATTAGAAAAAGGCGGAATTACTATCATGCCTAACGTTAAGTATAAACAAGTTATCAAACGAGTGGCTACTGACGATATTATTAAAAACGCAACTTGCGACTTCGACCCTACATCAACAGTTACTTTGACTGAAAGAATTTTGCAGCCTGAGTCTTTTCAAGTAAATTTACAATTGTGTAAGAGTGACTTTAGAGCGGATTTTGATGCCATTCAAATGGGTTATTCTGCATTTGATGTTTTGCCTAAATCTTTTGCTGATTTCTTAATCGCTCACGCTGCTGAGAAAGTTGCTGCTGGAATGGAAACTTCAATTTGGAGAGGTGTTAACGCAACAGCTGGTCAATTTGCTGGAATCATGACACAATTAACAACTGACGCTGCTTTACCTGCTGCTCAGGAAATCCCTGCTGTTGGTGGTGGTGTTACTGCTTCAAACGTTATCGCTGAGTTAGGTCTTATCGTTGATGCTTTACCTTCTGCATTGTACGGAAAAGAAGATTTAACTCTTTATGTTTCTAACAACATTTATAGAGCTTACGTTCGTGCATTGGGTGGTTTTGCTGCTTCTGGTGTAGGTGCTAATGGTTATGACAACAAAGGAACTAACCAAGTATTGGGGGACCTTTATTTTGACGGTGTTAAGATTTTCTTGGCTAACGGTCTTGCTGCTAACACAGCTTTGTTGGCTCAAACTTCTAACTTGTTCTTTGCGACATCGCTACTTTCTGATTTAAATGAAGTACGAGTTTTGGATATGTCGGAAACTGACGGAAGTCAAAATGTACGAGTAGTTATGCGATTTACTGCTGACGCTAAATATGGTTTTGCTTCTGACTTAGTTACTTACGGAATCACTAATTCAGCTAACTAATCAAATTAAAAATTAATCGAGGGTGGTGAAATAAACGCCACCCTTTTTTGTTTAACATTAAAAAAATAAGATATGAGCTGCGATATAGCACACGGAAGATTAGAAGCATGCAAAGACGGCGTAAGCGGTTTAGATGCTATCTATATTATTAACTACGGGGATTTTAACCCAGACCCTTCAACATTGGGTGGTGACGTTACTTATTCAGTAGCTGCTGGATATGAAGACACTATTTCAGACATTGCAAACATTTCAAGCGTTTACAAATTTGAATTGAAAGGAGCAAATTCATTTGAGCAAACTATTCAGTCTTCAAGAGATAACGGAACTACTTTCTTTGAGCAAGTTTTAACAGTACAATTGAAAAAACAAGACGTACAAACGCATAAAACGGTTAAATTGTTAGCTTATGGACGCCCTGTTATCATTGTTAGAACACGAGGAAATGAGTTCTTTATTGCAGGACTTCAAAGAGGTATGGACGTTACAGCTGGTACTGTTTCTTCTGGTACTGCAATGGGTGACTTTAACGGATATTCTTTGACGTTTACAGGAATGGAAAACATACCTGCTAACTTCTTGAATACTTCATCTGAAAGCGATTTAGCTTCAACTATTTTGAACGGGGCTACAATTGTAGATTCATAGACAATTTCTGTTTCTCCATAGATTAAGACCCTGCCAACTTGGTGGGGTTTTTCTATTTTAGAAACACAAACACGAATTGAACGTTTATAATATATGAACGTATTAACGACTTCAACAGATTCTCAATTTTTAAACATCGTACCGCGTTCGGTAACTTTTGATGAGTTAATATTTACGGACGATAGTACAAACACACCAGAAGTAATTACAATTGTTGATGTAGTTGATAAAGTATATTACCAACAAATCGAAATTGAGTGTGCTTTAATTGAAAACCACTATTATAACGTTGAATTATTTAATGATGGTGATTTAGTGTTTAGAGGTAAAGTATTTTGTACTGATCAACCTGTTGTTTCATTCTCAGTTAATAACAGCGATTACACAAGCCACACAAGTGGAAACGAATTTATAGTTTATGAATAACTTACATATATTAAACTTAGCGAAATACGAAGCACCTACAATTTCGGAAAACAAGCGAAATGAATGGGTAACGTACGGAGAAAATAACAACTATTTCAATTTCCTTATTGAACGTTATAAAAATTCTACTACGAATAACGCAATTATAAACAATATAAGCCGTTTAATTTATGGTCGTGGACTATTTGCAATAGATGCTAATAAAAAGCCGAATGAGTACGCTCAAATGATGGCTTTATTCAATCAGGATTGCTTACGTAAATTGTGTTTTGAGCTTAAAGCTTTGGGTCAATGTGCTATTCAAGTTCACTATGACAAAAATCATAAAAAGATTTTAAAGGCTTACCATATTCCAGTTCAATTGTTAGCACCTGAAAAGTGTAATAAAGAAGGCGAAATAGAAGCTTATTACTATTCAGATAATTGGGAAGATGTTAAAAAGTTTCCACCTAAAAGAATAAGTGCTTACGGGTATTCAAACGACGAAATAGAAATACTTTACGTTAAGCCGTATAGCTTAGGAATGAAATATTTTAGCTATGTTGATTATCAGGGAGCGATTAGTTACGCTTTACTTGAAGAGGAAGTTGCAAATTATTTGATTAACGAGGTGCAGACGTCTTTTTCTGGGACCAAAATCGTGAATTTTAATAATGGCACCCCTACTCCTGAGCAACAAGACCAAATTTCAAGTCAAGTTTTAGGTAAATTAACTGGCTCAGGTGGACGCAAGGTAATTGTAAGCTTTAACGAAAATACTGAAACACGAACAACAGTTGAAGATATACCATTAAACGATGCCCCTGACCATTACACTTATTTAAGTGAAGAGTGTTTACGTAAGATAATGTTAGGTCATAACGTAACAAGCCCACTTTTATTTGGTATTGCTTCAAGTAATGGATTTAGCTCAAATGCAGACGAGTTAAAAAATTCAAGTATATTATTTGACAACATGGTTATTAAACCATTCCAAGATACAATAATAGAAGCGTTAGATAAGATTTTAGCTTTTAACGGAATATCTTTGAAATTAGCGTTTAGAACTTTGCAGCCTTTGGAATTTACGGATTTAGAAAACGTACAAACCGAAGAACAAAAAGCCGAAGAAACGGGCGTAGAATTAAGCAAAGATTCTGTAATTGCACAGGCTTTAATTGACTTAGGCGAAGATGCTCAGGATAATTGGGTTTTAATTGACGATTACGAAGTAGACTACGAACAAGAAGACGAAGCGGATAAAGAAATTGAAGCATTAAATAATCCTAAACAAAGTTTATTAAGTAAGTTAGTAAATTTAGTTTCAACTGGAACAGCAAACCCGAGAGCAAAAAGCGAACAAGACGATACAATAGACGGTATTCGATTTATTACTCGATATACTTACGACGGAACGATTAAAGAAAACAGCCGTGAATTTTGTAAAAAAATGGTTCAAGCTGGTAAATTTTACCGAAAAGAAGATATTTTAAGAATGTCAAATCAAACTGTAAATGAAGGTTGGGGTCCACGTGGCACAGATTTATATTCAATTTGGTTATATAAAGGCGGTGGAGCTTGCGGTCATGCATGGCGAAGAAAAACGTTTATAGCTTTTGATGATAAAAGCGGTATCGACCCATTAAGTCCAAAGGCTAAAACTATTTCAACTACAAAGGCTGAAAAGGCAGGTTATAGAATACGAAATAATAATTTAGTTGCTATGCGCCCAAAGGATATGCCGAATCAAGGCTTTTTACCAACGAATAAACGATTTCAATAATGGCAGAAGCATTACTAATCACTCGTAACGATATCGTGCGTTTTACGGCTTTAAATGGCAATGTAGACACGGATAAATTTATTCAATTCATTAAGATAGCTCAGGACATTCACATTGAACACTATTTAGGCACGCAGTTAATTCAAAAGATTAAAACTTTGATTTTAAATGGCGATATCAATGACCCTGTTTTTGAAGATTACAAAGACCTTTTAGAAGTTTACGTTAAACCTATGTTGATTCACTGGGCTATGGTAGAATATTTACCAAATGCAGCTTACACAATAGCAAACAAAGGAGTTTATAAACATAGTTCTGAAAACGCGGAAAACGTTGATAAAACTGAAATAGACTTTTTAATTACGAAGTATTCGAATATAGCGAAGGAATACACGGAGCGTTTTATAGAGCATATAATTTATAATCAGGATATATTTCCCGAGTACAACACGAACTCGAATGGAGATACTTTTCCAAACGATATTAATAACTACGGCGGCTGGATTTTGATTTTATTAAGTATTTTTAATTTATATATATAAGCGTATGCATGAAGTATGGAAGCCAATTAAATCGTATGATGGCTATTTTGAAGTAAGTAATTTAGGTAGAGTTCGAAGTATTACAAGAAAAATAGAAAGAACAGACCCAAAAAAAATGACAGAAAAAAGATTATTTACTTATCATGGTAAATTAGTTTCATTTTGGATTACTAAAAAAGGTTATTTGAGATTAGCAATAGCAAAAGACGGAATACAAAGAAAACATTTAGTTCATAGATTAGTTGCTGATGCTTTTATAGAAAATCCATTAAATAAAGAGCAAGTAAACCATATTAATGGAATTAAAAGTGATAATAGAGTTGAAAATTTAGAATGGGTAACAAATTATGAAAATTTTTCTCATTCTGTGTTAATGGGAAAGCAAAAGCATATTAAAGACTATACTAAATATATAGCTCTATGAAGACATACAAACCAAAAAAGGAAAATATTAAAAAATTAATCGTTTATTTAAAAAAGATAGATGGCAAACTTGAAAATAAGTCAGTTAACGGCAAAGGGAAGTAATTTAGAAGCTTCTGATAGGATTGCTATTGCTCAGGATACTGGAGGCGGTACTTTTGCAAGTAAATATGTTTCGGGTGCTGAGGTTAGAAACCGTGCCAAAAACACGCAAACAATTCAATATACGTTAGTTTTAGCAGATGCAAATAAAGTAGTAGAATTGAATTTTAGTGCATCTAATAATTTAATTGTGCCTACAAATGCGAATGTACCATATCCTTCAGGAACGCTTATAACGATAACACAATACGGAGCAGGTGAAGTTAATATAATAGGCGATACGGGAGTAACTTTAAGAAGTAACGGAGGTAAATATAAAACTTCTGCTCAATATTCGGTAGCTACTTTGTATAAAAGAGATACGAACGAATGGTATTTATACGGTGATATAACAACTTAATCATGGCAAATAGCAACGGATGGGGCGATGGTGCTTCAAATAATAATATAGGTTGGGGGCAAGGTGCAAACAACGCTATTGGTTGGGGTGATATACACGCAGATAGTTGGGCGGGTTTAACTGATATTGTAGGTGTTACAACAGACCCAGATGCACAAGCATTCATAACAGCGGCTGCAATAACAGACCCTACACAACAAGCGGCTATTAATACTTTGGTAGTTGACTTGAAAGGGTATAACATTTGGAGTAAAATGAAGGCTTTGTATCCGTTTGTAGGTGGCACAGCAGCACAGCATAAATGGAACTTAAAAGACCCTCGTGATTTAGATGCTGCATTTAGGTTAACTTATGGCGGTAGTGTTACTCATTCAGCTAATGGTGTTACGGGTGGAATTAATGGATTTTGTGATACTAAATTTAATGACTCCACTAATTTTACTTCAAATACAAATGCAAGTTTTTCAGTATATACAAGAAATAATTTTGTTAATGATGCTAATTATTATACTTTGATAGGTTGTTCAACTGATAATCATGTTAGTGCAATGACTATTAGAGGTACTATTTATAATGAGTTTTTAGGGCTTCGTGATGCCATAGGCTCAAGGGTAATTGGTGTTATTTCAAATAGGTTAGCAGGTCAATATTTGTTAACAAAAGACGGAACAAATAGAAGATATTTTAAGAACTCATCTAATATCAATACAACAGCCAACGGAACAAGCAATCCAGCAAATAGAAGTTTATATTTATTAGCAGATAATTATAGCGGTGGAACGGGTTATTATGCTCAACATACAATTGCATTTGCTCATATTGGAGATAACTTAACAAACACCGAAGCAGCTAACCTTTACACAGCCGTACAAGCATTTCAAACTACCTTAGGACGCTCAATAGGCACACAAACAGTAAGTGATGCTGATGCACAAGCATTTGTAACTAACGCAGGTATAGTAGACCAAGTAGAAGCTAACGCAATAAACAACTTAGTAATAGGATTAAAAGCTGATAGCTTGTGGACTAAGATGAAAGCGGTTTATCCTTTTGTTGGTGGAACGGCTACAAGTAATAAATTTAATCTTAAAGACCCAAGAGATTTAGATGCAGCGTTTAGACTTGTGTTTAATGGAGGTGTAACTCATAATTCAAATGGTGTAACAGGAAATGGAACTAATGGATATGCAAATACATTTTTAAATGAACAATCTATACTTTCATTAAATAGTAAAAATATATCATTATATGTACGAAATAATGTTACAACAAGTAATGTTACTCAAATGGGTGTTTATATTAGTGCTGCTTCAAGATTTATATTAAATTTTGGTAATTCATTAAATTACTCCACATTAGGAGGAGGACAAGTTGACCATTCATTAAATTACCCAGTAAAAGGTTTTGTTTGTATGTCAAGGACAAATTCCTCAAATTTTAAGTATTATCAAAATAATGATGCACCTGTAACAAAAACATCATCATCAGCAACAAATAATGGGAATTTTTTTATTTTAGCTTTAAATAGTGGTTCTCCAAGTCAATATTGTCCTGATAATTTAGCTTTCGCTTCAATAGGTGATGGTTTAACAGACACAGAAGCAGCTAACTTTTACACAGCAGTACAAGCATTTCAAACAGCCTTATCAAGAAACGTTTAATATATGAAACTAACAGATTTAACAAAAGAACAAAAAGATACCTATGTCGGACTATTGACAGAGGTACAAAAAGACGAATTAGTCGGGCAATGGTATGCGCCTGACTCGTATTTCAATCCTATTCAAGACTTGAATGATAATTGGGTAATCTCAATTGAAGAAATGGAGCAGTGCGTTAATCCTGACTTTCTTTGGGTTAAAGACCTTGACTTAATTCCTTACGAACCAAAACCAACACCACCACCTTTTGAATCATGATAAATATAGAACAAATTTTAACAGTAATTAAAAAGCAAGGGGCAACGGGAGTTCTTGCCATGTGGTTATGGTATACGCATTCAGATGTTCAAGACCTTAAACACCGTCTTTATGACTGCTATGGGAAAGCAAATAACTCAGCAACAAGGGAAGTTCCTGATAATAATAATTTCGCTGTAGTTCCAAAAGACGAATTAATAGAAATAGAATGAGTTACGACTGGTTAAATAAAGAAACAGCACCTCGCATTTTAGTTCAAGCCGTTAAACAACTTGGAGTTAAAGAGTTTGTAGGTAAAACACATAACCCGATTATTCTAAATTGGGCAAAGGAGTTAGGGCTTTCAAATGTTTATACAAACGACGAGATTCCTTGGTGCGGTTTGTTTGTGGCATATTGCGCAAAGTCTGCAGGCTTAGAAGTCGTTGAACGTCCGTTATGGGCTTTAAACTGGAATAAGTTCGGCAACCGTGTTTTAGAACCTATGTTAGGCGATGTTCTTACATTCAAAAGAAACGGAGGCGGTCACGTAGGAATTTATGTAGGAGAAGATGATACACACTATCATGTGTTAGGAGGTAATCAAAACAATTCAGTTAGTGTTTCACGGATTGCAAAGAGTAGATTGAATCAGGCACGAAGAACTGCTTGGAAAGTAGCACAACCTGCAAACGTAAGAAAAGTTAAATTAGAACCAAAAGGAGTAATAACAACAAACGAAGCATAAAATGGCAAAGAAAAATTTAAACGTTAAAGTTGACACGGAAAATATAGATGTTAATGTTGAGCGTAAAGACGGAGATTTAAAAGTTAACTACGACTCTAAAAAATTAGATGTTGAAGTTAATAAGACCGCTGATAACGTTGAGGTGAAAGTCGACGCACAAGGCGGTCTTTTAAAATTAGTTGGCAAAGTTCTTAAAAAAGTTTTGTTAAGAAGAATAAAGTAGTATATTTGTACCGATTTCTTCATAATTGATAGGTTAATTGTTAACGAGAACCCTTACTTCGGTAGGGGTTTTTTAGTTTTAGAAAAAAATATCTGAAAAAAATGTAACCTTATGTTATATTAATTAGTATATTTGCAGAAACAATTAAACAATTAACTATGAAAAATTACTTTTTAGACTTGTTAGACCAAGTTACACCAGCAACAGAAGAACATAAAGACGTTTTAAAGTGCTTTTTAGGCTTTTTCCCGCTACTTATCGTTACTTTGGTAGGATTGTATTCACTTTTAATTTTAATGCGATGAGAACGGCTAAAAACACGAAACCAACTTTGATTGAAATAATCAATTACTGGCATGACCAAAAGAAGAAAAACACGGGACGTTTAAATATGCAGCTTTATTTAAGGGTTTGCGAGGCTAAAGCGTATAACGTTCGTTGGAATGAAGATAATAAAACATGGAGCAGGATATGAAATACTTAATAATAGGAATTTCGGCTTTGATTATCGAGATATGTTCTACTTTTTACATTCGTTTTGTTTCAGAAGGTGATATTTACGGAATGATGTTCTTTGCTTTTATCGGCCCGTTTTTAGGTTTGCCCTTTATTGGTTATGTAGTTGAGTCCAAAACGTGGTCAGAACGTCTTAAAATGGCTTTTTCGAGTGCCTTTGGTTATTTAGTTGGGTCAATAATTGTAATTTTATTTATTAAGCGATGAAATACAGGTGGATTAGAAAAATAACTCAGACGTACAAGGGTAGTACATACGTTAATTACATTGTAAGTATTAACGATAAATATCTTTACACTTCGTCCGTGTTAGAGTATTGCGAAGAATACGTTTTAAAATACGCACAAAAACACGGAATCAACTATTGCGATATATTAAGAACTGGAAAACATAAAAGAACTAAACATGAAAGCAACTGATTTAAGGATAGGAAACTATTTAAACGGAAAACAAGGTCACGTTGTGGTGACTGAAATTAGAACAAATAACAGTGTAAAAATAGAAGATAATACAAGTATTTTTGATGTTGGAACTTGTTTAATAGCTATTCCAACAACAACAGAATGGCTGTTAAAATTAGGTTTTACATACAATGAATCTTCAAGTCTTTACGAAAAAAGAGGATATGACGTTGATATTGTAGATGGGGAGTATTGTCACTTTTACCTTCCTGAGTTTGGTGATTGGTATCAAGATACTGAGTACATCCACCAACTTCAAAACTTGTATTTTGCTTTAACTTGGGAAGAACTAAAATTAGAACTATGAAAGCTAAAACAGTAACAGTAAGCTTCGAATATACTAATTTTGATTGCTTAGAAACAATGATTGAACGTTTAAAGTCCGAGTTAATGCAAGGCAAAGAATACTTTGAGGATGTGATTCCAGCTGCTAACGGTCATAAACGATACCTTCAGTTCATGCAGGAGTACAAAAAGACGAGAAATTTTGTAGTAAATAAAGACGTAATAACAATAAAATCTAACCTATGATACCAAAAGACGAAGCATTCAGTTTAGTTCAACACTTTTTTATTGAATTGAATTTACGTGATTATAAGAAAGCAAAAGAATGCGCAATATATTTAGCTCATTCCATGATTAGAGAAACGTTGGACGTAGAACGTATAAAGTATTGGAAGAGTGTTGTTAACGAAATAGAAAAGTTATGACACCACAAGAAAAAGCAAACGAATTAGTTGACGCTTATAAAGTTATATTAATGGAAGAAGACACCGAGTGTGGTAATGAAATACTTTGTACTGGAATAGCGAAACGATGCGCATTGATTGCAGTAGATGAAATGATTGATATTAGAAACGGCTTATATATTAACGAGGGTAGTATTGCTCATCAATGGCTCCTGGATGTTAAACACGAAATTGAAAAGCTATGAATGTTCTTGTATTATACAATGGTAAGCAAAAGATTGACTATCGTAAAATAAAACGATGGAAGGTTCGTGTTAACGTATCGAATAATTTTTATAAGAATTTTGAGTTTGATTAAAAAATAATTTATATATTTGTAATTGGTTAGAGTCTCAAACATAGTTAACCAAAAAGGAATTATTGCCCTTTCAATGAAGCTGACGTGAGACTCCAGCGGATTTGATTGGGCTTTTTTAATTTATACAAACAACAAATGAAACGTGATTCAATGATTTTTTACCGAAGCTTTTATGAAAGTGTTACGGGTTTGTCTCCAGTAATTAAAGCTGAACTTTACGATGCTATTTTTGAGTATGGTTTAAACTTTCAAGAAATAGAATTTACTAACGATATAAGCAAAGCATTGTTTACTTTGATTAAACCACAACTTGACGCAAATATTAAGCGATTTGAGAATGGTAAAAAACCAAAAACAAAACGAAATGAAAGCGAAACAGAAGCAAAAGATAAGCAAAATGAAAGCAAAGTTGAAGCTAATAACAATGTTAATGTAAATGTTAATGTAAATAAGAATGAGAATATAGAAGAACGCAAATTAAAATTTGCTGATGCGCTTAAACCTTTTTTAGATGAGTATGGTAGGGATATGTTAAACGACTTTTATTTCTATTGGACCGAACACGGTGAGAATGATAAAAAACTTAGATTTGAAAAAGAAAAAACATTCGGTATTTCTCAAAGGTTAAGAATTTGGTTTAGTAGAAACCCTAAACAATATCAGAAACAAGAAACCGACCACTTAGTTGAATACGTTAACAAACAACTTGGATTATGAAAGGAGATGCTACACAATACCTACTTGACTATAAACACGGAAAAATTAAAAAGGGTTACGGAATAGATTGTTTCTTAGATGAACATCTTAGGTTTAAACGCAAACAGCTTAATATAATTTTAGGACATGACAACGTAGGTAAAACATATTGGATAAATTGGTATTTTTTGACATTGGCAATAAAACACGAATTGAAGTTTTGTATCTGGAGCGGTGAAAACCAAAAAGGACAAATTTTACGCGACATGATTCAAATGTATTTAGGCAAAAAGTTTTCAGAAATAGACGATAAAAAGATATTAAGCACAGCAACTTTTATTGAACAGTATTTTGATTTCATTCCAAACGATAAACTTTATACTCCAGCAGATATTTTAAAGCTGTTTAAGGATAGTGATTGCGATGCTGGATTAATAGATCCGTTCACTGGACTTGATCGACCTATGACTTATGAGGGTAACTATCAGTTTTTAAATCAAGCGCGTCAGTTTGTCAATGAATCAGGAATGACAATTTACATAAACACGCATCCAAATAGCGAAAGCGGTCGAAGTGGCAACTTATATCCTGAAAACCATCAATGGAAAGGACATCTTAAACCACCTTTAAAAGACCACGTTGAGGGTGGCAAGGCTTTTTTAAATAGATGTGACGATATGTTTGTAATTCACAGGCTAATAAAACACGAAACAATGAAATATTACACTATGGTAAACGTAGAAAAAATTAAGGATATGGACACGGGCGGAATGCATACGAGATTAGATGAGCCAGTATTATGTGAGTTTAACAACGGATTAGGATTTAAAATAAATTCAGTGAACCCGTTACAATCTGTAACCGTTTCAAATAGTTTTCCTGCTAAACAACTACCTTTAATTCAACCCGATGTAGTTAACGGAAAAGAATTACTTTCGTTTTCGGAAAAGTTGAAAAACAATCCTTTTTGATTATTATAACAAGCAAAAACACGAATAAATGGATGAATTGACAATTATAACTGGCAAAGTAAACTTAGACACTACTTATTTAAAGATTAAACTAAGCCTTGAAGAAATAAAAGAACGTGCTTCAAATAGACATGACTTAATACATTCAATGGAGCGTAGTTTAGTAGACTTACAACAAGTTAAAATTAGTTACGATGCGATCGAGAAAGAACTAAGGGCAGCACTACAGCAAAATTTTAGACTTGAAAAGCTATTGCAGGAAGAAAAGTTTAAAGTAAAAGATTTAGAAATGGAGTTAAAACTAAAAGACGTTGATTTATGAGGTGTAAAAACTGCAAAGAGAAATTCGAACCCGCTCGGTTTAACATGAAGTATTGTTTAAAAGACGAATGCGTTCGTGTTTTCGTGGAAGAAGTAAAGAATAAAACTTGGAAAAAGACGAAAGCAAAAGCGAAGCAGGATTTAATGACACTATCCGACTACCTTAAATTAGCCCAACAAGTGTTTAACAAATGGATCAACCTACGAGATAAGGGTAAACCTTGCATAAGTTGCGACAAACCAATTACAGGACGTGTAAACGCTTCGCACTTTTGGAATGCAAACAACCATTACAACGTTCGATTTAATGAAGATAACGTACATAGTTCCTGCATTACGTGCAATCAATTTTTATCAGGCAATCTTTTGGAGTATAGAACACGCCTTATTTCAAAGATAGGTGAACAAAGATTTAATATTTTAGAAGCTGAAAGTAAGAAAACACGGAAGTTCACAATTGAAGAACTAAAAGAAATAATAGCTACCTACAAAAAAAAGATTAAAGAATATGAATGATATATTACAAGAAATATGGGATAACGTTCCTAAACCACTTAAAAAAGCTGATTATTGTTTCTATGTTGGAAAAGGTTATAAAGACGTTCCTAAGCGATTTAAACGCAAATTAGTCATAGTAGTTTATATTATAGATGACTTTGCAATATATTACGCTCCAAGAATTTTAATTTAAAATAGTTGTTATATTAAAAAGAATAACTATATTTGACCCAACAATTAAAACTTAAATTATGAAAAAGTATTACTGGACTATGAAGAATGGTCAAAAAATCGACATTGATTTAATGGATGAAAACCATTTAAGAAACACGCTAAAAATGATTATGCGTAACATAGAAAACGCAGAAGCTAAAGAACGTGAAATTAGAAAAACACGATTTGAACTAAATGGAGATATAGCGCAAGACCATTACGACCAAATGAGTTTAGCTGAGTATGAAGATGTAATGCGTTACGGATTTTAAAACTTAAATTATGATAACAACATTTGAAACCATTACTCACGAACTAACAGATGAAGAATTAAACTTAGTTCCTGTTATAGTTCACAGCTTCCGATTCTATAAAAAGGATAACCCTATAAAAGCTGAATTGATAGTTAAACGGATGAACGAATACTTACAAAAAAACGAATCAAAAGTTAAAATGAATGGTCCGCGTTTACGTAAGATAGTTAACTACATTCGTACAAATGGCATTATTCCTTTAATAGCTACGTCTAACGGCTACTTTACAAGCGATTGTAAGCAAACTATCGCTGAACAAATACAAAGCCTTCAGGAACGAGCAAACAGCATTGAACGATGTGCTGAAGGATTAAAGAAATTTTTATAATTTTTTTTTGATCCCATTGTTATATTAAAAAGAATAGTTATATTTGTAAAACAATTAAAATTTATATTATGAAAAACCTATTTAAAAGTTTAGCAGCATTTCAGCAAGAAGTGCCAGTAATTCACAAAGGAACACAAGGCTACGGATATTCGTATGCTGACCTTCCTAAAATCTTTGAAGTTATTAACCCGTTATTACAAAAACACGGATTAGGCTTTACCCAATTAATTAATGGTCAAACAATAGTAACGTGTTTATTCCATTGTGAAAGTGGAGAAAGCATAGAAAGTAAAACGGATATTCCTCAAGGCGTTCAGTTAAAAGGAATGAATGATTTTCAAGTATTAGGTTCTGCAATCACTTATTTAAGACGTTACGCACTATCTTCTATTTTAGGTATTGTAACCGATAAAGACGTTGATGCAGCAGGTGAGCAAATAAAACCCGTAAAGACGGATAAAAAGCCTACAATACAAGGTGAACGATTCTTAAAAGCAGTAGAAGCAATAAGAGCAGGTGAATTTACAGCTGAAGAACTACAAGCAAAGTTCGAATTAAATGAAGTTCAACAAAAAGCATTGTTACTTATATGAAAACAGCAGTAGAGTGGTTGGTTGAACAATTAGATGGCGAAAGACATTTAACAGAAAATGAAATAAAACGACTTATTCAACAAGCCAAAGAAATGGAGAAAGATCAGATAATAGATGCTTGTAAACAATGTTCTTATAGTTATGAAGAAGCAGAACAATACTACAACGAAACCTTTAAATCAGAATAGAATGAAAATACGTTGCTCACAAATAGGAAAACTAATGACTTCCCCTAAAACAAAAGGGGAGGTTCTTTCTAAAACTACAAAAACCTACATTCAGGAACTTGCAATAGAACATAAATACGGAATCCGTAAAGAGTTTTGGAGTAGATACACGGATAAAGGTAATGAAGTAGAAGACGAAGGTATCGAATTGGTTAACGATGTTCTTGATTTAGGATTCATCTATAAAAATGATGAGAATTTAACCAACGATTATCTAACAGGAACACCAGACGTAAACACGAATGAAGTTCTTTTAGATGTAAAATGTTCTTGGGATGCAACTACTTTTCCATTTTTCGAGACCGAATGCCCGAATAAAGATTACTACTATCAACTTCAGGGTTATATGTGGTTAACAGGAAAAGACGAAGCACTTTTATGTTACTGTTTAGTAAATACACCTTTTCAGATAGTAGAAGACGAAGTTAGGCGTGAACATTGGAAACAAGGGTTAATTGATGAAAGTTTAGATGTAAGAGACTTTATTCAGAAGAAACATAACTTTGACCACATCCCGAAAGAAAAGCGTGTAAAAGTCTTTAAAATAGCAAAAGACGAAGAAACAATCGAAAAGATTAAACAACGAGTAGAAGAATGTAGAGAGTATTATAACAATTTAATAGAAAATTTATGAAACAGACAGCAGTAATGATTGTAGAAAATAAAGTAGAAGCGGAGGCAATAGCATTATTTGATGGTGAATTAACTTTTATTGAGTTTATAAATAATATTAGTAAGTATTTCAACCAAGCTAAAGTAATGGAGAAGCAGCAGATTATTGATGCCTACAATAATGGAGAAGATAGAAGTGCAGAATTATATTACAACGAAACCTTTAAATCAGAATAAGATGGAAACAGTAGCAATTATAGGAGCAGTATTTCTTGGATTTTTATTAGCAGGAACAATGGTATTGCTAATTATGGGAGAGGATGCACCTAAATTTATAAAAATCCTTATATGGATATCAATGATTCCACTTACAATTTGCTTTTCAATTTTATCAGCATATGTTATAGAAAGTACTGAATGTAAAGTAAAGTATAAGAAAGTTAATGTTGAACTATATGAAAAAGTAAAATAATATGGAAGAAGAGTGTTGCCCAAATTGTGGTGAATGTGAAAACATTCATACTAATTATGATTGGAGTAAAAAAGAAAGACCAGTAGAAGAGTATTTATGTAATGAATGTGGAACATATTTTCCACCTAAATCAGAATAAGATGAAAAACGAATTAAAAATCATGGGTTACTATATTAACTCAACAAGAGAAGACCAATTAGTGCAAATCAAAGATATCCAACGTGGAAAACTTTGGTACGAAGTAATAAGACAAAGCGATGCAAACACGATAAAAGAGTTTTGTTGTACGGAAACACGATTTAAAAACCTTTATATTCAAAAGAAATGAGTAAAACAAGCGTAAGAAGTAAAATCGAAGTCTTAAAGCAATGGCTTCAAAGTATAAACCCAATAAAATATATTAAGTAAATGGAAAAGAAAGAACAATTAATTCAGGCAATTATAACCTATCTAAACTTTGATTCAGTTTCAGATGAAAGATGGCACAGCCCGTTTAGTGATGAACGACAAGCAAAAGTTTGAAAAGACGCAGAAAAAATAACCGAGTTAGTAACTGAAATATATAAGTAAAAATGGAAGACAAAAAATGGAGTACAGGTGCCTGGAAAAAGCAAACTCAAAAAGGCGAAGTGATTAACTTTACAATTAATGGTGTTAAATACTCAATGTGGGCTAACAACTACAAAAAAGACGAAAAACAACCTGATTTTAAAATATTTGTTAACGACTTCAAACCAAAAGACGAAACGCAAGGAGGTAAACCTACCTATGGCAACAAAGATTTTGATGACTTTTTAAAAGGAATATGAAAGAGCAGGCAAAAGTATTAAGCGAAGCAAATGAGTTAACAAGGTTAATGATTCGGCACTATATACAAAAACACGAATTAACCCTTAACGCTTTTTCAAAACTTTCAGGAATAAGACAACCTAACTTACATAAATTAATGAACGGTAAAACCCTTTCAAGCAAATCAATCGAAAAGTTAGGAATGTTTTTTAGTAAATAACGTATTCAGGTAGTTACCATTAGAACACTTACTGAATCATTTTTCGAGCGGAACGTAAAAAATTCCGCTTTTTTGTTTGTTGTATTATATTAATTAGTATATTTGTAGACGTTAAACAATTAAAAATTAGAAATTATGAAAAGTTTATTTATGAATTGCCCTGAATGTGATGGAAGTGGATACGTTACTATTGACTTGAACGACACACACATTCCGTATGAACAAAACCCAGTTGACTTTACTTGTATGTCTTGCGATGGCAAAGGTATTGCAATTGACAAAGAAGAAGCAGAAGACAGAATTTATCGAGTTGATGATATGATTGAGGGTATGCAAACACGAATGAGAATGTTAAGCGACTTTATTAAGACTTCAAGAAAGGGATATTTACCTAATTTAGAGAAAAAATATAACGATAGATTAGAAACTTGCGCACGTGGTTTAGGACGTTTAATGAATTATAAGCGAAAATTGCATAACTTAGTATCGTGAAATTCAAAAAAACAGATGAAATTGCCTTTGGTATCGCTTACAAAAGTGGTGTCATTGGCATTTTCTTTTTATGTTGGTCACTTGAAATTTATTTATGAACTGGATAAATAAAGTAACTAAGCACCACAAAGAATACGTAAACACGATAAAACAATTCGGTGAGGATTTCTACGCAGAAGATTTAGTTCAAGAAATGTATGTTAGATTTATAACTAAAAACAAAGAACAACAAGTGATGAACAAAGGCGAAGTTAATAGGTATTATGTTTGGCTTACGCTCAGATCGTTATTTATAGATTTTCACCGACAAAAAAGCCGAGTAATTAAAGTTGATGTTTCAGAAATTTTAAATTTGCAACAAATAGACGAAATAGAAGAACACGAAGCCTTTGGAAGTTTAATGACGCAAGTAAGCAAAGAAATGAATAATTGGCACTATTACGACCGTTTATTGTTTAAGCTGTACAAAGACACTAATATGAGTATGCGTGAAATAGCACAGGGAACGAATATAAGTTTAAAAAGTATATTTGGAACATTAAAACACTGTAAAAAACGTTTAAAAGAAAACGTAGGTGAAGATTATTTAGACTTTAAGAATGAAGATTTTGAATTAATAAAATAAATATGGCACGTAAAAGACGAACAAAAGCTGAAATATTAGCAGCTAAAAGCGAAGGATTAGGCGACACGGTAGAAAAGGTACTCGAAGTAACAGGAGTTGCAAAGGTTGCGAAATGGTTATTAGGCGAAGACTGCAAATGTGATGAGCGTAAAGCAAAGCTAAACGAGTTATTTCCTTATAAGAAACCTTTATGTTTAGAAGAAAACGAATTTAGTTACCTCAATGAATGGTTTA